AAGAAGGGTGACGACGAGCAGCCACTAACTAAAGCTGACCTTAAAAAGTCAGATCAGCAGAAGGTGGAAAATGCGGCAGTCGCAGAGCTCGAGGGGGAAAGTGAGGTATTCAAGGAGCATAAAAGCGAAATCATGAAGTTTTATACACCGCGACGCGGGAATGAAACGGAAGATGGCGCAGCCAAGGATCTCGATGATGCCTTGACCCTGTTCTTAAAGCGTAATCCGAAATTAAAGGAGAAGCACGATGAGGACACGAAAGCTACTGCGGATCTCTCAACTGGAGCCAATCCTCAGGGCGGCAAAAAAGGCGACGGGAAGAAGGGGGATCGGAAGAGGATTTTACCCAAATTCAAGACCCCGGATAAGTGGTATTAGAAAATGTCGAGCCACTATCTTAGTTAATAAAACCTTAAACGAATTCAAGTTATGGCATGCCTACCAACAAGAACACTCGATAGCCAAATGGACACAGTCCTACAGACAGCATCTGCGAATACAGTCGCAAAAGGTGACGCCTTGGAGTTCAACTCCGGGTATGCGGATAGAGCTGACAGCTCTACTGCTGAAATTCACGCGGTTGCAATGCAGGATCAGACTACTGCAGGAACTGCACTTGATCTTGAGATCATGTGGGTACAGGTTGGCGTTGAGTGTATATGCGACACGGCTGGATCTACTAGCCAAGCACTCGTAGGAACTTATCTTGACTTGACTGACCACGATACTGTTAATCAAGCGGCGTCAAATGTAAACGTATTTTTTGTACGTGGACTGGTTGGCGCAACAACTGATAAACAGGTTCGTGGTATCTTCGTTAACATAGTAGCCTAGATTATGCCTATTACAACAAACGATTTTCCGGCATTAACTGATGACCTACAGGAAATTTTTAACGAAGGAGCCAAGCGCAAGATTTCAGAAAACATGGGTTTCAAGGTTTTTGAAGTTCTTGATACTGATCGCCGAACATTTGATCACTTAGTATTGCACGGTGTTTCTGGTATCCAAGAGGTGACCCCGGGACAAGACCTCCCAAGTATTACAACGGAGGAAGGGGATACAATCACTTGGACACAGAGATATTTTGGTGCAGTTGCAAACGTTACTAAAGCGATGCGTAAATTTGATTTGCACGAGCAGATCGATGACGTTGCGCGCACTTTGGTTGACGATGCTTTCGACAAAGTAGATCAATCTTTTGCAGATTACCTCTCGCAAGGGGCATCAGCATCCCACGTGGATGTTTATGGCAAAACTATTTCGACGGTCGGGCCCGATGGACTTCAGTTATTCCACGCTTTACACACAAATCCAATCACTGGGAACACGTACACAAACATCATATCTGATGGAACAAACGACAATCCAAAGCTCACTCGTGAGGCGATTGTTTATCAGCGTTCATTAGGTAAGTTGATGAAGGATCCGAATGGTATCATTCGACCCGTCAACTACGATCTGTTGATTGTGTCGCCCGGAGATGAAGATTTGGCAGAACGGTTGATTGGTTCAGAGTTTTTACCGGGAAGCGCGAATAATGACAAGAATCCTCTCTACAAGAAAATGAAAATCATTGTCTGGCCACGATTGGCCGCAGCCGCAGACGGTACTGATACATCAGCGTATTGGTATCTGGCTGACTCCACGGGAGTCAAAAAGACTTTGAAGAGTAAATTTGCAGAGAGACCTACGTTGGATCCGCCAGACGTTGTTTACAGAAGCAAAAACTGGGGATTTTCTTGCGACTTCTTCTACACAAACGGTATTGGTTACCAGCAGTACATTGCTCAGAGTGACGCTACCGAAGCCTAGTAGAAATTAGTTAGTGTAAACCCACGATAAAGGTGGTCGAGTTTCCGGGGGAATCTCGTAAAATTCCCCCGTCATAGTTTAATAAGTAAGGTAAAGTATATGATTGGAGCACAACCCAATTGGGCGAAGCTGGTCACGCAAGGACGTGCGAAGGCGCATGGCATTCCGTGGACAGTGAAAGAGTCAGAGGCTCTACAAAAAGGGTATACCGCAGATGAAGTACGTGCTGGCATCATGAGCGAAAAAGCACGGGAAGAGCAGGGCGACCGAGATGTGGCCAACAAGGAACAGGTAATCAAGGAAGCAAAAAAGCTCGGGATTAGTTTCGATGAAGGTGCGGCAACCGTCGGGGACCTGAATGTAGAGATACAAAAAGTAAAAAAAGAAAAAGCAGCAAAGGCAGAGGCAAAAAAGATAGCCGATGCGGAAAAGAAAAACAAAAAAGGCAAGGATAATAAATAATCAAGGTCGGGCGAACACACGCCTTAAAAGTCCCAAAACCGCTACGTCTCTTTTCTCCGAGGCGTTGAATGAAGGGTTATGAGAAATCAATTAGCAAAATTGCAGAAATACAACTCGACGAAAGCGGAGCGTAGAGTTGGTGAGATCCTTAAAAGGCATCATGTAAAGTTTATAGCCAAGGCACGTGTTGGTCGTTGTGAAGTCGATTTCTTAATCGGTAAAGTAGCGATCGAGATTGACGGTGCAGTGCATCGTTATACGGACTCGGCAAAAGATACCTTTTTATTCAAACAAGGACTCATACCTCTTCATATAACGACGAAAGGATTAAGCAGTAATGCGATTGAAAAGGAAATACTGTTCCTAATAAAAGCCAATAATAATGCCCACAGGAGTATACGAGCGAAAAAAAAGATGGCAATGGAAGACCACAAAAAATCATAAAGGGTCTACTGGTAAGCATTGGCATGTAAGTGGACGCATACATTCAGAAGAGACTCGAGAAAAAATGAGCGTAGCCCACAAAGGGCATGAAGTTTCAGAGGAGACACGAAAGAAAATAGGCGTTGCAAATTCTATTGCATTGAAAGGTAGAAAGTATAAAAAGGATGGTGAGTATTTAACGCCAAAAAATAAACGTGCAAGGGAGGTTCCTGAAATGCGATTGTGGCGCAAAGCAGTTTATCAAAGAGATGAATTTACGTGTCAAAGGTGTAAAGAAAGAGGTATATATTTAATTGCTCATCACATCAAAAATTTTGCAGAATACATTGAATTAAGGTCATCTGTTGATAATGGCATTACGTTCTGTCGAAATTGCCACGATGAGTTTCATAAAATATATAAAAAAAGTGAAAACAATAAGATGCAAGTACTGGCTTTTATTAGGAACAGTATAAGATGATAAAATAATCAAGGAGAATAATAAAAATGTCAGATTTACAATCAGTAAAAACCTCAGTAGGATGGCTGGAACTGGCACCTCTCACGTCAAACCCAACTGATACAAATTCCAGTCGTTATGGACTGGCAATTGTCAGTGGAGTGTTGAAAGCTTGGACTGGCAGTGAATGGAGTACTGTTGGTGGGAGCAGTGGTGGTACAGGGTCACTTGATTCAGCGTACGACGCAGGGTCGACAATCACTGTTGACACAGGTGCAGTTCAATTTGCTGGCGCTACAGGATTGGGTTCGGGTAATGTGTTCAATATTAGGAACACAGGCGCAGGCACGGGCAACATGATTGACATTGAGAACGCGAGTTCCGGTACGAAAGGGAAGGACATCATAGGTACTGGTAACACGTGGGATGTCACGGCGGTTGGTGTAGCAACGTTTGTCGGTATCTTTTTAGCCGACGACACCACATTGAGATTTGGTAATACAGCGGCTTCACCGGACGCAACAATTAATTATGATGAAAATGGAAGTGACACCTTGCAAATTGCAGGTGCAACATCTTTTGTTGATTCAGTATTAATTGATGGTACGGCTACAAGTACAGTATTTACAATTACTGCCGGTGATATGGCATTAGTTGATGGTCAAATCGTAGTTGAGGATGCTGATAATGACGCGCCTACACTTTTGGTTACCAATGATACGATGACCACGTACGCCAACGCGACGGACGAAGGTTTGGTGCATATCACAAGCGCGAGTCTAACGACTGGTAACGCTTTGCAGATTTCATTGGATGAAGGTGAGTTGGACGGTGGTAAGTATATTCAGTTATGGCAGCAAGATGCCAACGGTGCGGTATGGAGTGTTGGTGAGGGAGGCACGACAGCTATGGCAGGTCTTGCGGCAGGTACCGCAGCTTTGACAGTCAGTCTTGGTGATTTCATAGTTACAGATACAGACGCATCGAAGATGTCATCGGTCAACGGTACGGGCGATCTATTGATTCTCGATAACGAGGGAGGTGTTATCGGAAGTGATAACGCAGTATTGTATATTGATGCAGGTGGCGCGGTAGCTTCAGGAGGTAACCTCTTGAGGGTTGTACCATCAGGTACGCCAAACGCTGGCGCAATTGGTATGGAGTTTGCCGGTTCGGGTAAACTGTTAACAGCTTTATACATCGATGCTGATCCAACTGCATCGTCTGTTGCGCAGATCCAAGGTGGAGGCGCATTGACAGCCGACCTCGCAGTGTTAGTGGTTTCAAGTGATGGGGCTTTGGCCACTGGTGCGAATACCTTTCGGGTAGACACAACTGGTACCCCAGCAAGTGGAGCGGTATACGTCGAGTACGATTTTGCAGGACTCACAGACACCCACGAAAACGTTGGACTGCTCATTGATGCGACAGCAAAGAAAGTTCAGGCATTGAAAATTATCGCAGCCCCAGTAGCTGGATCAGTTGCGTTAATTACCGCAGGTGCCGCATTGGCCGCTGATAAAGCAGCCCTTGAACTTGTCGGATCAGCTACCGGTAGTGATGCCGATAGTGCAGTATTGCGAGTTACGCAGGATCATTTAACAGGAGCATCGTTCTGTGTGAACTTGAAGCAAGACGACCTCGATGTTGGATTCATCAACTTTGAGGGTACTGCAACTGCAGATGCTAATTCACCAATCTCTACTTCAAACACCACTGGTACTGTAACGGACTTTGTTCGTGTGGCTATCAATGGTACAAAAGCGTGGATTGCTGTATCAACAAACGATCCTACATAAAACGGTTTACGGGTTTTGGGGGTTTTCCTTTGAAAAAATCCCTCCCCTTTGGGGGAAATCAACTATCAACTATTAACAAATACGATTATGGCACAGAGAAACAATATACCTTATGCTCCGAATCATGTTGACATAAGGACAATACATAGCGCAGTGGACGCGACCGTTGCGGTGGGATCCGCAATAGCTCATCCTTGCTCGGGGGCAAAGGGTATTCTTTTGGCAATTACGGGCAGCGCAGCTGTTTCGGATTTAACCGGATTGATAACTTTTTATGCGTCTGCAAACGGTGTGAATTTTGGCGCGGTCAATTTGCTAATAAGCAATGCGACGAATGCAATTGCAGAGGGAATCATTCGTGTTGCGAATTTGAGTCAAGCATCGCCAAGCAATACAAAATTTGTATGGGTCGATCCAAAAATACTCGGACCTATCACTAGGTTCAAAGTACCGATTGCTGTTACTGATGGCGGGTCCGGGGCTGGGACATTTACCGTTACAGCATCAATTCAATACTAGGGGATTAATTCATTAACAACGTAGATTATGGCAATACGAACGGTTGAGAAACCGATCAAAGACCTTTTCGACAGAATCCCCTTTACGTTTATATCAACAGACGCGTCGGCAGCTGGTACTACGATCGATGTTGAGAGTATTGAAGATTTTGCGGTTGACAAAATTTTATTTTTTGAAGAGCCCGGGCATGAATTGGCAGAAATTGTAAAGACGCATGCAACGACTACACCGTCAGGTACGACAGTCACGTTAGCGGCGGGGTTGGTGTTTGCTCATACGCAAGGAGTCAAAGTTCATGTTATTGATTATGATCAGATAGAATTTTCGCATGCGGATACGACCGCGGGAACGAAGAGTGTGCTTTCAACGCAGGACATTCAAGCTGATCAGGAAATAAATTTTTATAAAGAAGCGACTGAGACAGCAGGATATTTTTTTACTAGATATAAAGAGACGATCGGCAATACGTTCAGTGCGTATTCTGATCCGATTCCGTATGGTGGATGGACAAGGTCGCAGGTTGGATTTATCATCGAGCAAGGATTAACGAAAAATAAACTCGACACGTACGAAGGTAAAGTGACGAAGGAGTTTTGTTTTGCAGCGATTAATCGTTCGCTTGATAATTTTAGCGGTAAGCTCAAGAAGTTTCACACTTTACAGGATTTTGATTATATTGTCGGGCAGATTAGTGAGGGCGAGTGGCGCATAGCAATGCCGTCTGATGCATGGCAGTATTCAAATAAATCAATTCTCGCAGTTAGGTTTGGTGATTCAGATAGTTTGGATTATCGTGATGAGCGCGAGTGGAACGAACTGACTCAAGATGTGACGGTGACGAACCTCGCATCGGGTTCAAATGTGACGGTTGGGGACACCGATATAGCGGTGGACAATTCCTACGATTTGGACGATAGCGGCACTTTACGCATCAATGGGCAGAATATCACGTATACGGCTAAAACAGACGCCACAGGGGCAATCACGGGCGTACCAGCGTCAGGTACAGGGTCTATCACAACCAATTTGACGGCATTATCGAGTGTTTGGCAGGGATCGTGGGTTGAAGGCGAACCGACGAAGTTCACGGTCAAGGAAGGATACTTGTACGTATGGCCGATTCCTGATTCAACATACGGAGGTAAAAATGTGTATCTCGATTATTGGAAGGGTGCGACTGATGTTGATTCATTAGCCGACACGGTTGACTCTACGCGAAAGGATGCGGCGATATATTGGTTGGCATGGGAAGTTCGTGCGATGATAAAAAATGATGGTATTCTCGATAGGAGTGACGGGGACTATGCTATGTATCTCGAGAAACTTGAGGATACGATCACGCTGGAATTGAAAACAACCGGACAGAAGCGAAAGATGAAGCCACGAGTTAATCAAATTAAATTTCAATAATGTCAAAGGCAGGTACACAAAAATTCAGGGACATGTCGAGAGGGATCGTTCAGCGAGTTGATAATGCGATCACTCCGTCGAATAGCGTTTACTTGGGAGTCAATCTTTTATTTGACGATGTGATTGGACGTGCAGTCATTCGTAGTGGTACAAAATTATTGGGCGCGCAGATTGCGAGTGGTAAGTCGTGCCTTGGATTGCATCAACATATTACGACTGATGGGACAAGGGTTCCCTTGGCATTATTTAACGCTGCGGGTGACGCAACGGCCGTACTAAAAAAATACACAAGCAGTTCGTGGTCAAACGCAAAAACTGGATTGACAGCGAGTACCAAGATGAGGTTTTTAACATTTTTGGATACGACGGTTGGAATTAGTCAGTCTGATCAGATAACATCGACCGATGGAGCAACGTGGGCGGCAACTGCTGGTAACATGGATGTTGCAAATATGCCGGACGGATCGCTTATCGAGGAGTTCAAAGATAAAGTGTATGTCGCTGGCGTATCTGGTAATTTGGATCGGTTGTATAATTCATCAACGCCGACGGCCGGTGCGGTATCATTTACGACTGGACATGGAAATACCGACATTGAGCCCGAGGAAGGTGCGGGGCCCATCACGGCATTGAATAAAGTTCCCGGTTATTTATTGATTTTTAAAGAGCGATCGATGAAGCGGTGGGATACGCAATCGACATTTCCTGAAAGTATGGTATCTGTTGGCGCGCCGTCAAATGAGGCGGTCATCAGAGCACGGCAGTCAGTTATATTCTATAGTCCGCAAATTGGACTCATGGAAACAATCGGTGGGTATCCGCGAAACATATCACGGCGAGTAAAAGACATCATGAAGGCAATACCGAGTTCGTATTATGGGAGTGTGTCAGGGTGGTTTGATGGTGGCGAGAGGGTATTGGTATCGATCGGGGATATTACACTCGGGGACCTGAGTTTGACAAATTGTGTAGTGGTGTACAATCTCGATACTCAATCGTTTTCGTTATTGAGTTTTCCTAATGAGTTTCAGATGTTTCATAAATACGTTGACTCGAATGGTAAAGAGGAGGTTATGGCCGGTGATGATGATGGAAACGTGTGGCGCGTGTTACAGGGAGTCGGGGATGGTGCGAGTAGTGCGCCGATTGATTGGACGCTTCAATATCACGTTCAGGAGTTTGGATCGCGTGGACGTATAAAAGATTTATCGAAAATGGTTGCGTATACAAAAAATGTGAGGAATGGACGCGTATCGATGCGGAGGGAAGAGGTGGGATCGTTTGCGCCGTTTGGAAAGTCGACGATCAGGAAAGATGTGCAGGAAATTATTGGAGATTTAAAAGCGAGATATTTTGAGTTACGAGTTCAGGGTAGCGGAGTGTCTGGTGAAATTATCGGGTTTGATTTTCCTGAAATTGATATAAATATTAATTATGAAACATAGTCATGCCTCTGACGAACAATTTGGTAGATCCGAAGTACGACATCTACGACTTGGGGTTCGCAGAGAGCCTTGTAATAGAGGATGATTTTTATACAGAAGTACCAAAGGTTCAGTCGAATATTTTTGGGATAAATCCTGCGAATATCGGATCGGGCGAATTCGTCAGTGTATTTGAGATGACGGACGAGGAGTATCGATCGTCAAATTTCGTTACAGGCGTATCGGGATGGCGGCTTGGGCCTACGTCTGCAGAGTTTGTTGATGTGACAGTCAGTGGCGTATTTACGGCGGGCGAAATACATGTACCAGATGTTGATACAACCGCGAATTCATTTCATGTAAATACAGCAGGTGATACGTGGTGGGGTGCGACTGAAACGGATTTTAATAGTGCCCCGGCGAATGCGGCTGCATATGTTTTAAAGACGGGGGTTGTCAAATTTAATAGTGGACAGGTTGCAAATTTTTATCTTGGCGCAAATGATATTTGGGGAGGTAATGCAGCTATCGGAAACGCTGCGACAACGATCATAGTCGGTAACCTGAATGGTGTTTCAAAGATAGCACTCGGTGTGAGTGCTGATGCAATTACAATAGCGGGTACACAAGAGGGTGTGATCATGAGTGGTAGCGGAAATTTCAGAGCAGGGAATGCGACTGATTATATTAAATTCACTACAGCGAGTGGATTGAGTTGGAAAGGTACAACAAATTCATTGACCGAAGCGGGATTATTTACAACCACGAATGCGGTGATGGGTGGGTTCTATGTTGGAGCGAATGATTTTTGGGGAGGCAATGCAACTATTGGCAACGCGGCTACAACAGTTGTGTTTGGAAATCTTGACGGTACATCAAAATTGGCATTAGGTGTAAGTGCCGACGCGATTACGATCGACGGAACGGAAGAAGGATTTATTGTGGATGGTACTGGAGAATTTCGTGGCGGCAATTCAACGGATTTTGTAATGTTCAGAGCGGGCGAGGAAGAGGGTTTTAGTTTTAAAGGAACAAATGCAGAATTGACTGAGGGTGGATTGCTTGACGTGTCGAACATCGATGCTGATGGTGGAATTGTTGGTGGGTTTTATCTGGCAGAGACAACGTTAAGCGATAATATTGTTACTACGAGTTCGGATATTTTATTGGATAGTGCAAATAGATTAATACGAGTGGGGGACACTGGAGATAATTATTTAAGGATGGCGGTTGTTTACGATGGGACGCTCGATGAAGATGTTCCATTGATCGAAAGTTCAAATTATGTGTCGGGTCCTACAGGATCTGGATTTCACATAGAACCTTCATATGGTGAGTTTGGAGATTTGAGAGCTCGGGGTAAATTTACGACATTGGTGATGGAGTATGAGGCTGTGTCGGCAGTTGGTGGAAGTCTGTTGCTTTCAAAAAGTTCTGACGTGTTGGATGCTGATATGACAGCTCTTGACGCATCGACGATGACGATTTCTGGCAGCAATCTTCAAAATTGGGCAGCAGGAGATATGCTTCAAATGAAGGATGGGGTGGAAGAGGAGTGGTTCGAGGTTGTATCCTTGGCTGATAATGTTATTACAGCCACGAGGGACAAGGAAGGGGAGTATGACGCTGATGCGAATCCAGTTTGGAAAAAAGGAACGGCGGTGGTCAATTATGGAGCTTCTGGGGACGGTGGAATTCTTTTGACCGCATCATCGACAGATTCTCCGAGGATAGATATTTTTACTCATGGAGGAAGTCCTTGGTCGACACTCACTCCAAGACTTCGAATTGGCAATATAAATAATTATTTTACGGATATTAATGATGATGTGTACGGACTGGCAGTCGGGGACAATTCAGATTTTCTTAGATGTTTTCATGATGGATCAAATTTGCAATTCAAACTTTCACTAACTGGAACATACAGTTTAGCTGAGATCGAATTGGGGACGGGTGGTTATATGAGAAGCGGACAGGAATCATTTAACGATACGGATAATGATGGATTTTGGATGGGAGAAGAGGGAGGGGAGAGCAAAGTAAGTATTGGAGATGGTACTCAAGGTCTTAAATATGCCGGTGGTGAGATGGAGTATACTGGTGCTATTACCGCAGCATATCCAATTCAATTGAAGAGTTATACATTCGCTAATCTGCCAATATCAATTACTAGCGAAACTAAATCACCAACAGCTAACGCTTAATATATGAGTCAAACAACATTCAATTCAAGTTCTGGACAAGGTCATGTTAGGTATGTGGCTTTGGGATCTCAATGGAATACTGCGCATGATGCTTCCGTTGGAACGGGCGTTGCATTAAAAGCAAGCTCTACCCCTGCTCAAATTTTGAGTTTATTGAATGCTACTTATGTTGCAAGGACTTTCTTGCCAATCGACACCTCGTCTATACCCGATGGTGATGTAATTTCAAGTGCTGTATTAAAGGTGTATGCTGGCACATCGTCTCAACACGCTGGAAACAGAACGTTCGGAATTGTTCAGACCGACCAACCATCTAATACAACGCTAACAACAGCAGATTTTAATAATTGTGGATCAACAAATAATCCCACTGAAGGAGCTACTCGATTAACAATAACTGCAAGTGGTTGGAAAACATTTACATTGAATGCTACGGGTATAGGTTGGATTTCAAAAACTGGATATACAAAGCTTGGCATGAGGTCTGGTCACGACATGGATGATGTATCTCCAATAGACGGGTCGAATGAAGACCATATTTATTTACTCGATACTATAGAATTGATTGTAACCCATTGGGGGTTAGATAGATACTGGGTAGGAGGGACTGGCAATTGGACTGATAGGGATAATTGGTCAGATAGTTCCGGTGGTGACGGAGGAGCGCCCATACCAACTTCAAGTAACGATGTGTACTTTGACGCAAACAGTTTTGATGCGGCAAGTCAGGTTGTAACAGTTGATAGTGATGCCACCTGCAAGGCAATGAGCTGGACTGGCGCAACAAATACTCCAACAATTGCTGGTAGTAATACGATGTTTATATGGGGAGCGTTTACTACAATAGCTGCGATGTCATGGACGCAAAGTACGTGGTTATATCTTGAGTCTACTGGAACCCATAATTTTACAGCAAATGGTCTTTCATTTCCATGCAGATTTGTATTTAGTGGAATCGGAAGTTCATGGACATTACAAGATGCTTTTGCGTGTACCAATGTATTATACTTAACTGATGGCACGTTGGATACCAACGGTCAAACGGTAGCGTGTGCTGGGTTTTATTCAAAATATTCTACGGCCAGAACCTTGACGTTAGGTGCTTCTACTATAACCTGTAGTGATGATTGGAATACGTCTACTATTACCAACTTAACCCTCAACGCTAATACCTCTACGATCGTTATGA